CACTCTAAATTCAACTGTTTTACCAAGCACTGACAATGGTTGACTTTCAACATCTATGGATGCCTGTGCTGAAAAAGTGAGTGTGGTACTTGCTGAACCTTCACCATCTATAAATATTTCCACATCTACAGTCGAGGATGACTTATACACTAAATGAATCTTTGAAAAGCGTTTTTGCTGTTCTGGCAATCCAAAGTCATAGCGTTTTGTTTTAACGTAAGCGGTTGATGTATTCTGGCTACCAGTATTGTACTCAGCTACCGAATAGTTAGTCTCCTTATAATTAATATATTCGGGGCGTAAAGCATTGTTCAGAATAAAATTGCTCATTAAATCACTGATAGCTATACCACGCTTAATCCAACTGCCATTATCCACATTCATTACATAGGCGGTGGTAACATTATAATCATACACTACAATAATCTCATTATCTACTGCATCATAACCTACTTTTGGATTATCCAGCGTTAAGCCCTGCCAAGTATCCCTGATCCTGTAAGACAACTCTTTTACAGATGAAGGTGTGACAGCAGATATGCTATGTTTATTAGCACAAACTAAACCAAGTGGTGTTTCAAAAACTGCATCCTTATGTGCTGCACCTACACCTACATAATGACGCTCTAACTGATGTCTGGCATTATACACATAAGTATCTTTTGTTTTAAAGACGAATAATCTGCCTCGATACTCAATCAACCTCTTAATTTCATCTCCGTCATTCCTGCCTACATCAAAATACCGCCCTGGTAATATTTCATCCATCTTAAAGGGGTCAGTAAAATAAATACGATTCTTTTCCCTTGATGTCTGTTCATTCTCGTCAACCGTGTCCACATCCGCATAATAAGCACGATTACCAACAACCGCAGATGTATTCCACTTAATCGCACTGAGTTTGGTCTTTGCTGCGCGTCCAGTAAGGGAGTTGTAGGTGGATAGTTTTAATCCGTCAAAAGGGATATACCATGTGGTTGCTTTAGTGTGTTCTGTATCATGTGTAGTGATTCTATTTGGCTTATCAATATTGGCTGTATTGGCAGTGTATTTTGCAAACACACGATTAATATTTTTATTGGTCTCAAAAACAACTGCAGTGTCACTGGAACTCCTGGTATAGGCATGGTATGCACCAAGCCGATTGAACTGTGTCCCCAATCCACTATCATTAGTTTCTTTTCTTGATAAAATAGCAATATCATTTGCATCTGTACTATCGAAATCAGTTCCAGTACCTGTCCAAGCAGTAGTGGAACTGGTGAATGGTGGATCAAGTGCGCTGGTTACATCATCCAGGGTGGTGGATTTTGGACAAGGCATCAAATATCCATAATTTTTCATAGCAGTGGTATTATATGAATCAGAACCATAAAACTTTGCAGTATTGGAAGATGACCCTGTATAATCTGTATCTGGAGACTGCGCCAATGGACTGTCAGCATAACCCCTATTCATATCCACTGTTTCTACCAAGTACCAATCTGGATCACCTTTCGGCTGCCAATAAATATTCAGACCTGTAATTCTTGGATTATGATAGCCAGAAGATGTAATACCGTTTAAGACCAGATTAATCGCCCTTGCCTTTTGCGGAGAACTTCTATGATAGATTGCATCGCCATCGCTATGTTCTTGTGGCTGTGACCTTAACTGACCTCTGCGTACATACAGCGTATTACTGCTGATATACTTGATAAACATAATTTCCTCACCAACCTTAATATAGGTATATTGAGCAAAGCGACCACCATCAGAGACAGTAATGTCCTGCTCTGTTGTGGTTAAATCTTCACTGATGGTTTTTGTACTATCTACTTCTTCATCAGAACCTTTTTCCACTTCAAAACCACTAATTCCAATATTACCATCAGAGTCTCTGGATAGTTCAGACTCCTGAACATAATCATATAAATAAGTTAAAGCATACCTGTCTGCTGGATCGAATGTTTCATTATCCATTGCATTATCCCAGGCATTATGCTCATCATTCTCTGTAGCACCATCATCATACTTATGTCTTGGTTCATAAACAAATAAACCCACATCCGCATCGGCTGACAAGTCATCTCCACCATCGTGAGCCATGCTCATTTTTACAATAGTAGGTGCGGGAATTGCAGCATCTTTTAAAAACCAGTCATCAATAGTCTGGCGATGCTGTGGATAATGATATTTGGGTATTTGATCTTCTGCATCAAGACCTGTACTCTGTCCTAAAACATTACGCTTAATATGACCATACCATTGACTGTTATTGGCAAAAGAACCGTCAGAGATTCTCAATGCCTGATTGTGAATCAAAAAATCAAAAACAGGTGTACCTGATGAAAAATCCGATGAAATGGAACTCCAACTTCCTCCAGTACCAGTAGACACATCTTGTCTTTTAACCGTAGAACCATTGCCAGCTACCCACCAGACCGTTGACGTATCCGCATCGGAAGCATCTTTTTCTGTGCGATATGATGCAAATTCTGTAGCTACTTGAGAGCCTGCTTCAGATGCACTCTTAATGGTTTCACCACTGGGTTTTTCTACACGACCAGGCGTTTTATTGACTACAACATCAAATTGTTGGTACTGATTCTCCTGTAAATCAAATTCAGACTGGTTTGAGACTAAACCGCCTGAGAAATCCCTAATACTCAATCTTGGCATTAGAAATCCTTATATGATACTGTTATTGAACTCTCTCCTGCCCGTGACTGACGATCTAAAATAATCTTATCTTTCCACTCATTCCATTCATTTTTAAAATAAGGAATCAAGTTAATATCTCGCAGCCTTTCTACTACCTTCCATGACCCATAATAAATCAAAGCCTCATGGAATCTTACATCAATCATTGGAACATCAGCATCGGCTGATAGTGCAGTTGGTATATGATAATAATAAATCTTTATTTCTTTTGTGGCTGATGGTGTGGGGAATATCCCGATAAAATTCTGTCTTATATAATAACCGTAAGATGTGGTTAAATTAATGTCTCCAATGTCACTACCGATATTTTCTATCTGACTGATACCAATGCGATCCATCCTATTACCGTCATAGTCCACCCTGTAAATGCGAATCATATTGTTCAGGTCAGATGATCCTGTAGTAGTCCCATATTCCACCTTTGACCATGTGCTTATATTTGTAGTATCATCCATCATCTGATACTCGGCAGTACCATCCACTGCATTACGAGTAGCATAACCAGCAAATAGATTGGCTTCATCTGCCAACATATTGTGACCCTTATTAATAAGGTCAGTTAGTATCGCATCGCTAATGGTGGATGTACTGGAGACACCAGTAATATTCCTGATTTCTGTCCGAATGTCCGAGAGTTGCATGAATTATCCTTTAAAAAGGGGCGGGAATGAACCCGCCCCAGTTAACTAACTAATCAGATTACAGATTAGTACGAGCAGTGATGTACTGAATAACAGCGTAATCCTTGCTGTCAAACGTACTCATAGCAGAACCATATATCTGACCTGCTGCAACACCAAGTTTGTTACCATAATCAAAGGTTTTTTCAACCCAGCTCATGTTATCAGACTTAGCATAACAAGCAGCACCAGCACCTAAAAAGAGATTTCTGGCTGCTGGTATTGCATCGCCAGCACCAAGATCATCAGCAGTAGTAATCCCTTCATGTTCATGCACGACAACACCGTCATATATGCCTAAAGCACCAGAGAAGATTGGATTATCTTCACCTCGTATTTGAGCATATTTTTGAGCGTTTAACCATTGAGTGTCATTCGCCAGATCATAAGCTGCTTCAGGGTGAAGGATAAGTATAAAATGGTCTTTCCCATTAACCCTGATAGGCTTCATCTTGTAACTTTTAGTAGTTCCAAGCATTGCCATCTTTTTTAGCTTAGATATGTCAGCAGCAGTTGCAAGATCAGCAGCCGCTAAATCGGCTTCTGGGTCAGTAGCAGCATACACAGATGCTGAAGCATCAGCTCTGAGATACGCACCTGCACCAGAAGTTTTTGTTAATGCACTAAAAAGCTGTGCATCGTGATCTTCAGCAAATACGCGCTTTAGTTGTGCAAGAGCTTCCTTACGGAAGTTGTAAAGCACCTTACTGTCATCGAACTTACCAGCATTGATCACACCGAAGCGTCTTTGTGCTGTGGTTACGGTGACTTCATTAGATGTAAGATTATCCTCATTACTTTCCAATGTACTGTCACCAGTTACTGCTGTTCCAGACAAACCTACCATACCAAAGGTCATATCTTTACCTTTGCCTTCTGGCATAGTTTTAGAACAGATCATTGATCCAAATGTATCCCCCATGAACTTCGAGAAATAAATCTCTTTTCCTACTTCATAAGCAAGTTGTTTCGCCCAACGGGAGACGTTTAAGCCTGAGTCCCAAGCCATAATTAACTCCTATTTAAGTTTAAGGAGAATCCTGCAAAGCCTTTAGACGGACATCTGGGGGTAACTTATTCCAGTCCTCCTGAGAAATAGCATCAAAATCAATAGCGGATTTATTCCCACCAGTGGCATTTGAAAGTGTAGTTGGCACTTCATCAGCCTGGGTGAGTTTTTCCGTTACCTGCTTAACACCTTCCGTCTTGGCTTTGGATTTCTCCTGTTCAAGTGTCATAAGCGTGTACGCATCTTCAATTAGTGCGACCCCACGCTCATCTCCGTATTTTGCAATAGCAGTCAAATCTTCATTGGACATATCAGGATGATTTTTAATAAAACTGTCAATCATACCCTGTTGAGCATCCTTCATCTTTTTCTCAGTGATCTCTCTTTCTTGGACTTTTCGCTCACTTGCGAATTTATCTTCTATTTGTTTAGAGATGTGTGGTAAGATGGTTTTCAGATCATAAGGGTCATATTCTGGCAGTTCTGGTTCTACTTCTTTCGGAGTAGTATTCAGCCTGACTTCATCAATAGACTTACGCAGTTCACCAAGTTCGTTGGTCTGCCGTCCATTAAGTTCCTGTAGATTCTTGTAAGACTTATCCGTATTAGACGCATATTCTACCAGTTCGTCAATAGAGTTAAACTCTTGTTCACCAACTTTATAGCTTTGTGTTTCTTCAACAGGTGTCTCTTCTGCTTGTTGCTCACTTACATCAGACTCAGGGGTAACTGTATCAGCAGTGCCGTCCAGTTCCTTAGCTTCGTCAATGTAACTTGTTTGTTCTTCCATTGTACCTTATCCTTTATTTAGGGGGTTAGCTATTCAACTCACGATTTGCCCGCTTGCCCATTATTTCGTAAGGGCTGCATTTGCTGCGCTTGCATTTGTGCGGATCGTTCTTGTTCAAATTTTTCAAGTATCTCTCTTCCAGCATCCATGTCGGATAGCTCTACATAAAGCGGGAAAAGACTTGCAAATCCATTCCTGACAAGTTCACCCACCTGCTGCGCCTTAGCAGCTTTCATTGTTGGTGAGTTTTCGCCCTTATCAAGAACAATATCAAATTCAAATTTTTCAAAGTTGGTTAAGAAACGCTGTATCGTTTCATTAATAACCATTGCTTCTTCTGGTGACTCAGCCTTTTCTGTCTCAGCACCAATAATTCTTTTAATCTTATCTGGCGTATAAAACTGCTGCATATTCTGGATCGCCTGTGTCAGTACCGCAGATTTTGTCATATCAAGGTTTTCCATCTGTTCCTGTAAGGTCATCATACCTTGTCTGATCCTTGTCTGAGCTGCAATACCACTCTCTTTAGTTGATGTAGCAACACCCATCATAGGATCAGTAGCACCACTAATCTCCTTCGCATCCATTTCTGCCTTAGTTTCCATTGCAGCAATACTGCTCACTAAAGATAAGTGTGAATTACTCCACTGCTGCATAAAATCAGATATTCTACCCTTAAATCCAGGGATGTTAACCCATCGTCCTGTGGTAGATGCTTCATTCATTTCTTCCTGAGAAACTTTGTTCCCAGCAAAAACTCCACCACCACGCGGAGAACGATTAATAATATCAAGCATCTGACTTCTACGCTTATCCTTTTCTCTCTGCGGATCTTTCATGTTTTCCACTAAGCCAAATGTTTCCACTGTATCACCCATATCTTCAAAGTGATAGAAATAAGGAACTAAGGGGAATTGATTGTGCATATAAGGGTTTGGCTTCTTCTCCTGCAAAATGTGCATACCTGCGGTAATAGTAAGACAGGTCTTTGGTGCTACCCTGCTGATAACACCGAAGTCAGTCTGGGGTTGACCTTCAATACCAGCTTCGATTGCTTTTAATTCCACAATCTGCCTTCCAGCAGCACTCTTAGATTTAAACCCGTTAGGCGATATGCGACCAGTAGCCTTATTAATAATATAATGCTCACGCTCATAATAGCGATTCCACATTTCCACAACGCGAACCTTCCTGTGAGACTCATCTAAGTGATGTGCGGGACTAATCTCTTCTGCATTATTATAGAAAGACCCAATCTCCTGATTAACGCCTTCAGGCATGGTAATTAATTCGTTGACAGATGTTAAATCCTTCGCTGTGTCTGGAAACATCTTCTTTAACTGGTTAAGGGTCAGATACTTACTTCTTGCTAAATAATTCCAATCCCGCGTATCCTGAGTCTTGGCTTCTGGATCAATATGCACATTCGCCCAAGATTCCCGCTTAATCTTTACTTCACCATCATAAAATTTCCCTGGCTCTACACATACATCTACCCAACCCCTGCCAGTAATAACACCATCCTTAAAAACACGACTAAATAAGTTTTGCAGTTTACGGTTACGATCTAAATGATATAATAATGCAGTAGAAAGCATAGCTTCATTCTCATCATCAGATTCTACTGGTCTT